GGGGGAGTCGGGTTTTTTTATTGGGACACGGAAGGAAATAAATGAGTTTACCGACGAAAAAAGAAATGCTCGAAAACGTTGAGCTGGCGATTAACGCTCGTATGACTGGCGGAGCTGTTCAGTCCTACTCTATCGGCGGGCGTAATTTGCAGTATATAACTTTATCCGAATTGATGAAATTGCGGGATCAGCTTAGACAAGAGGTTGCAAGCGGAACGTCTCGCACATCGTATGCAAAGTTTGAGAAACCAGTATGAAGATAATCGAAAACATAGCAAATAGTTTTGATGGGCTTATAGGTTTTTTCTCGCCTAAGACCGCTTTTAAAAGACGGATGTTTAGGCAGGCGATTAAGGTTTCCGATAAGTTCGGATCTTATCGTGGCGCAGAGAGAAACCGCATGAGGTCGTCATGGCTTCCGGGTGGCGGTTCAGCGGATCAGGATATCATTCCCGATCTTCCAGAACTCAGGGAACGTAGTCGTGATTTAAACCGTAACGACGCACATGCCTCAGGCATCACTAACACGATGACGACAAATGTTGTCGGGACAGGAATCAGACCGCAGAGCCGTGTTGATCGGGAGGCTTTGGGGATTAGTGAAAATAAAGCTCTTAAATACCAGAAGAAAGTTGAGCGTGCTTGGAAGATGTGGCTTCCATTTTCTGATGCGGGTAACCGTATGGATTTTTACGAGATACAGCAGTTAGTCGATCGGCAGATACTTGAGAATGGTGAGGCAATCATTATTCCGATAATGCTTAAAGATAAAAATCGTCCTTATTCTCTTGCGCTTCAGGTTATTGAATCAGACCGACTTGCTACTCCACCGGAAAAGCGTGGAGATAAAACTGTGAGAGCCGGTGTCCGTGTAGGTGAAAACGGTGAACCTATTTCCTATTTTATTCAGAAAACGCACCCGGGTGATTATCGTTATACAAAGGCGGAAGACAGGAAGTTTATTGAAATTCCTGCACGTAATGAATACGGACGACCTAATGTGTTTCACCTTTATCCGGTACAGCGTTCAGGGCAGACTCGGGGCGTTCCCTTCTTTGCTTCTGTTCTCACCTATTTCAAAGATTTATCAGAATATACGGAAGCTGAACTTGTAGCGGCTCGAATTGCGGCTTGCTTCTCGATTTTTATTACATCCGAAGCTTCTATGGATGTAAACACAGGATACGATCGCAATTTTAAAGGACAGCTTTTGGAATCACTTGAACCGGGAATGATCAAACATCTATTGCCGGGTGAATCGGTTTCTTCGTTTAATCCACAGAGACCAAGCGCAACGTTTGAGCCGTTTGTAGAGCGTATGCTTAGAGCTATCTCAGCATCTCTCGGGCTTCCCTACGAATTGGTCGCAAAAGATTTTTCTAAAACAAACTATTCCAGCGCACGAGCGGCTCTCTTGGAAGCACGCAGGTATTTTAAAGTCCGACAGACATGGCTTGCAAGAAAATTGTGCCAGCCTGTTTGGGACATGGTTCTTGAGGAAGCGTATTTGAGAGGCGATCTTGGTACGATTCCATTTTATGAGAAAAGACAGGACTGGGTTAACGCTTCATGGATAACACCGGGATGGGAATGGGTTGATCCATTAAAAGAAGCTAAAGCCGCAGAAGTCGGAATCAAAAACGGAATTGTTACTTATTCAGACCTCTTTTCGGCTCAAGGCAAAGACTGGGAGGAATGTTTTGAACAAAGAAAAAGAGAAGAAGAAAAAATTAAAGAACTCGGACTCGAAAAAGTGTTGCAGGAAGATACAGGTAATGGTGATGACGCAGATGAGGACGGCGCAGAACCTAATAATCGAAGTGAGGAGTAAATAATGAAAAAAGACTTTTTTAGAACAGATATCGCTCGTGCCGGTGATGTCAAGATTGATAAGGAAAACGCAGTTATTCGTGGATTCGCAGTTGTGACTAAGGGCATGACGAAAGACTCACGAGGTGAGTTTGACGAGCAGGCACTCGACATGGTTGTGGATCTCGGGAACAAATCAAGCGTAGGCGTTAAGTCACGGTTTGGTCATCCCAACATGAGTGGGACAGCGTTAGGCACGTTTTTAGGCAGAGTAAGTAATTTCAGGCGTGACAGCGATATTGTCAGGGCTGATTTGCATGTGGACAAGACCGCCTTTGATACTCCGGACGGTAACTTGGCTGGTTATGTATTAGAGCTTGCCGAGAGCGACCCCGAAATGTTTGGAGCGTCAATGGTTATTAACTGGGACGAAGAAGCACGAGAAGAATTGGATTCGGATGGGAACGCACTACCGCCGTTTATCCGTGTTCAGAAACTTCTCTCTGTTGATGTCGTGGATGACCCAGCGGCCAATAACGGTTTTTTCGGGCAGATGTTTTTTTCAGATACCGTGTTGCCCTCTGCCGAAATGACGGCGTTTTTGGATAAATTCCTTAACAATCCTGATGCGGTAGAAAAAACAATCGGGTTTTTAGATAGATATAAGGTCAATAAAAACATGTTTCAAAACATAAAAAAGGAGGAATGCAAAATGACCGATTTAACATTGGAACAGTTAAAGACTGAGAGAAAGGATCTTTTCAATGTGATCTTTCAGGAAGGAAGTGCTTCCGGGGTACAGCAGGAACGAGATCGAGCAGTTTCGATTCTTAAAAAGGCGCAAGCGTTTGAGGGTTTAAACGAGATGGCTTTAGAGTCTGTTGAACAGGGAGTCAGCTTGGATCAGGCGGTGATTAATTTCCAGCAAAAGCGTCTGGATGATCTGGATAACGCTTCAGCACCAAAAGTCGGGCCTGATGGCGAGGAATTGCCAAAGAAAAAGGTAACTCATCTTGAAAGAGCGAAAGCCTTTCAAAAAGAGAATGGCGGAAGCATAACTGATGCGTTAAAAGCAACCGTAAAACAAGAAGTTTAAAGGAAAAGGAGGAACGAAATGTCACAGTATAACATAGGTTCAAAAGCGTTTGTTGCGGGAGAAGATTTAGAGGCTTACCGCAGAGTGAAGATATCAGCGGGTAGCGGATCTCAAGTTGAGTATGCTGACGCTGGCGAAGATTTTATCGGAATAACATCCGCTAAAGCAAGCCAGAATGAGCATGTAACGGTTGATTTGAAAACACGAGGACGCACGTTCAAGGTTGTTGCCCTCGATGCGATTACTGCCGGTGGAGATTTTTACGGTGCGGATGACGGTAAAGTTTCAGCGGTTGTCAGCGGATCGATTCAGGGAAAAGTCTTGGAAGAATCAGCAGACGATTTGGAAGTCGTTGAAGTGTTGATGTCCTAAAAATTAAAGGAGGAAAGAAAAATGCCAGAATATCAAGGAACAAGAGCAATACCTAGGCTGGAGCTTGGGGAAGCGGCTTCAGAGTTTATCCAGAATGCGGATGAATTTATAGGTACAAGAGTGCTTCCTATCTTCAGGACTATGAAGAAAGCGAGTATTTTCCCTGCTATCACCAGAGAAAGTATTACCCGGGAAGCGGACACTAAGCGTGCTCCGAGAGGTCATTACAATAGGGATTCTTTTCAGGCAAAAGACCGTCAGTACAGTTGTGAGGAACACGGTCTTGAGGGCCCTCTTGATGATTCCGAACGTGAAATGTATGCCTCTGATTTTGATTCAGAGCTTACAACCGTTCAGATCATCACACGCAGGGTTCTTCAGGCTCAGGAGAAAAGGATCGCTTCATCGGTGTTTGATACAGGTGTTTTTACCGGGAGCAAACTGTTTACGGATTATTCATCTGCGCCTTGGGATAACAAATCTTCAGAGGTTGTTGATCAGGTGCGTGCGGTTCGTGAGCAGGTAAGGAAAAACTGCGGTATGGATCCTCAGACGCTTGTTATAAGTAAAGCCAATCTCGATAGGCTGATCGCAAACGATAACATCAAGGGTGCGATCCAGTATGTTGCGAGATTGACCGAGGCAGAGCTTTTAAACGCTTTAGCTGACATCTTAGGAATCAAACAGATTCTTGTCGGCCGAGCGATTTATAACACTGCTAAGGAAGGCAAGCCGTTTTTGGGTGCAGACATCTGGAGTGACGATTACGCCATGCTTACTGTAATAGGTGAAGGTCAAAAACTTTCTGATCCTACTATGGGCAGGACGTTTTTGTGGACCTCTGACAGCCCCGAGAATGCAACTGTTGAGCAGTACAGGGATGATTCGGCAAGAAGCGACATCTTCCGTGTGAGACAGCACGTCGATGAGATCATCATCGATCCGTACTTCGCTCATTTAATAAAAGTTGATGCTTAATCTGTCAGGGGGGCTTTTTTAGCTCCCCTGCACAACTTGGGGATTTTTATGCAGGAGAATTGTGTAACAAAAGAGGTCTGTAAAGAAAAGCACGACGCTTCAGGGCGTGAGTTCAAAACTGCCAAAGAGCTGTTAAAAGAGCATGAGGAAAAATTGAGGGAAGCCGATATCCGTTTTGCTGAACTTTCAGGCGATGTGAAACATATCAAAGACCGCATTGATAACGGATTATCAACGACCATCTGTCAGATAAAAGAAAAGATGGATGAGTTTATTCCTCTCGTGCGTGACAGCTCTGAATGGGCTGGACGTTTTAAACAGGCGGTGTTCTATGTAGCTGTTATAAGTTTTGGCGGAGGCATTATCAGCCTTGCTTTTCATCTTGCGGCTGTTATCGCAGAGAAGGTGATCAAATGACTTTAAAAGAACAGATGCAAACAGACGGTCATGGAGTGTTCTTAAACTCTGACGAGTTCGCTGAGGAAATCATGTATACCGCAGAAGGTGTGGGCGCAAAAGTGATTAAAGCGACCGTTGTTAGGTATGAGATTGCTCCGGCTGAGGAAAACATCAATCGTTCTTTGAAAAAACAAGCTGAAATATATATTGCCAATGACGCTGTTGAAGGCGTTGTCGCAATAGATAAAAAAGACGATCGGATAACCTTAAAAGACACGGAAGGCTTTGATCGTGAGGCAAGAATTAATGATGTTTTAAACCGTGATGAAGGCATGTGGCATGTGCTTGTGGGGTGGTAATGGTTCAGTTAACTACAGAGATAGATAAACGACAACTTGATCGTGCAATAAAGATTGCGCCGAGAGTCCTTAAATTTGAGTTAGCTGATGGCATGGATCGCATCGGTAAAGGTTTTTTAAAGCGGTTTAGGCAACAGCGATTGCAGGGGCCTCCGGGTGTGCGTGGAGCTTCAGGTCACGGTTTGTTTGGCACGTTTAAGAGAGTATTTTTCGTAACTCCTACTATTGAAGGAATGGGCATCGAAATATTTTCTAACTCGAAAATAGCCAAACTTCACGAGACCGGTGGAACTGTTACAGATCCCGGCGGTGGCAGACTTGCGATTCCTCTATCTGCACGTAAGCAGATGTTTACCGCAAGGGGCAAACTCCGTGCGAGGTATAAACAGCCGAGAGCATTAAAGAATGTTAAGCGTATGAGGTTTAAGGGTAACACTTTTCTTGCGAGGGTTACTAAGCGTGGGCAGAAGATTTTACCCCTTTATGTTCTTAAACGTCAGGTGCGTATAAAACCGAGACTCGGTTTTTACAGAACATGGGACGGCTTAGTTAATTACAGGATCGATATTCTTAATAAGAAAATCGAAAACGCTTTAAGGAAGATTTAATGGAAACAGTCAGGGAAAGAATTTTACAGAATATAAAAACGACTATCGAAGGGGTAACCGTTGCGAACGGATATAACTTTGATTTTACCCCCGAGACAGTTCAGCGATGGTCAATGCACGGTAACAGGATGGTTGACATGCCTATGGTTGTCATAAGTCCGGGCGATGAGGACGAGTCAAGTTCGCCCCATCCCTTTGAAGAATGTTTACTGTCGATATACCTTGATTTGTTTTATGTAAGTGATGAGAACGATCCAGTGCCGACAGATACATATTTAAATAGATTACAGGGAGATATTAAAAAAATAATTTTACAGGATACCACTCGTGGCGGTGAGGCAATCGATACAGATGTTTTGGGAACAACGCCGTTTGAAACGACCGAAACTCAACCGTATGCGGGAATAATTATGGAGCTTAGGATTCGTTACCGTCATTTGCAGTCGGATCCTACAGCCAAGAACTAAAAGGAGGACGCATATGTCAATGCTTGTAAGAAAACGACAGCTTGCGGCTAAGATTGAAGCAGTTGAAGGCGTTGCCGAAACACTTGCGGCTATAGACGCTGGGATACTGGTCAACTTTTCGCCGAAGGCAAATTACGATCCACAAATGTATCAGCGGGATCCGGTCAGGGCTTCGCTTACGAAGATGGGTAAACTCGCAGGGAAACGTTCTGCCGGTATAGATTTCAGTGTCGAGTTGAAAGGTTCAGGGTCTTTAACGCAAGAACCTGAATGGGCGAATCTTGTTAAAGCATGCGGGTTTGCGGTTAATGCTTTAAAGAAGATTGCAATCGGTGCGATTACGGGCGGACCCTACCAGCATGGTGAGACCGTTACGGGTGACACTTCAGGAGCAACTGGCAGAGTTGTTGTTGAGACGTCTACTGGTGCTTCCATTCTCTACTTTGTGCCTTTAACAGGGACGCTTGAGAGCGGTGATTTATTAACCGGCGGAACATCGGGAGCAACGTCAACAGCTTCGGGAGATCCTGCGGATTCAGGGTATGAATTAAAACCTATCAGCAGTTCAATCCTCTCTTTGACTATGGGGCTTTTTGAAGATGGCGTACGCAAAGTCATTAAGGGTTGCCGAGGGACTGTTAAGTTCAATTTCAAGATCGGCGAACCAGCAATGCTTGATTTTAGCTTTAAAGGTGTTGAGTCAGGTATTGCGGATGTGCCTATGCTTTCAGGATTAACTTTTGATGCAACGGTACCCCCTGTTCTTTTAAACGCCACTATGGCATGTGACGGGGTTTCGCTTAATGTCGGCGAGGTTGATATTGATGTTGCGAATACTCTTGCCTCAAAAGACAAGATTGATGATTCCAAAGGCATTTTGTCTTACATGGTCACAGGGCGTGACATGCAGGGATCGTTTAACCCTGAAATGGTGCCTGTGGCAACGCACGACTTTTTCACGAAGTGGTTTAACAACACTCCGATGGTTCTTGACCTTGCTTATGGAGAAGCTGACGGTAACAAGTTCAGGTTTTATGCTCCAAGCATTGTCTATAACAAGGTTGACGACGGAGATCGTGACGGAATCCAGCTTGCTCAGACTTCGTTTGATTTAACAGGTTCAATGGAACCCGGTGACGATGAACTGGCAATATTACTAATTTAAAAGGAGGTTTTTTATGCTTACAGGTATTGATATTAATTCGACAAGACAACATGTTTCAAAACTCGATCCGGACAAAGATAATCCGACAGTGTTTCATATCGGATTGCTCGATCCAGTGTTGCGTGCGGAAGTTGATGATGAAAGCAGTTCTTATGAGATGAGTTCAACGAACCCAAATGACAAAGCTAAGGTGAGACTTAATTGGAATAAGCGTCAGATCATGGCGATTAAGTTTGGGCTAAAAAGAATGGATAATTTTCTCGATCCACAGACCAAAAAGCCTATGGAATTGAAGTTCGAGACAATTCATTACGCTGGCAAAATGCGGGACGTTGTTCCCGACAGGATTATTGCTATGTTCCCGAATGAACTCAGGACAGAATTGTCCGAAGTCATTCTGAACGAATCAAGGCTTTCGGAGGACGACCAAAAAAACTAATACTGGCGGTTCATTTGGGCGACCTCACCGTGAACTGCCATAGCTGTTTAAGCGGGAAAAAGATTAAATGTGAGTATGAAGTGCCGGGTCAGGAGATCTGGGAGCTTAACGGCCAGCAGTATAAAGGATGCCCTTTTAAAATCGTCAAACGTCAGTCGGCGAATTTTCTAAGGGCATTTCAGTTTTATAAGCAAGGTTATCTTCCCAACGCAGGCACTTGGCTGGATCAACCAGCAAAATTGATTGATGCCTTCGAGGTCATTGAGAAGGCACTTCAATCGTTAGAGTTTGAGCGTGAAAAAAGAAGGAATCGGTTTAAACGATGACAAATAAACAGTTATCAATAATTTTAAAGTTAAAAGACGAAGCCTCAAAGCGTCTTGAAGGTGTTCGGGGTAATTTGCAGAGGTTCGCAAACTCGTGGAAGAAGAACTGGCTTGCAATCACCGCCGCAGTTACTGTGGCTATCATGGCTCTACGCAAAGCGTGGGAGC